TTCGTTCGCTTTGGTATTGCATGGGAAGAGTTGGATGCAGTTGCTTATGGCGACGCAGACAGCGCAGATTCCTAAAATTAAATAAGCAGGATTAGAGGGGAGCGGTCTAAAAAACCGCTCCCTTTTAGCATTTCTGGTATAATGACAGTGGAGGAATAAAATGTTAAATATTGAAGAATTAAAAACAAAAAGTGTTTTTGAAATAAAATCATTTGCTAAACAAAATAACATAGATCTTCTTGATGCAAGAACAAAGATAGAGATGCTTAACATTCTTGAAGGCAAAGAGGTCGTTAAGATAGCAAAAAAAGAAACACCAGATAAGATTGCTCTATATTCAGAGCGTAATAAGCATAATACAAATAAAAAAATTGGATCGCTCAAAGTCGGTTATAATATAGTTACTAAGGAGGCAGCCGACTGGTGGCTTTCTCGTAAAGGTGTTAGGTTAGCAACGCCTCAAGAGTTGGCAAGGCACTACGGCATAGACTAATGGAGATTTTAAGGATTCCCCCATACCCGCTTCAGGTCACATATACAGTGCCATCTGCAAGCACATCATACTTTCTTGTTGTAGAAAGCAATGATAGAAATGAAGAGTTAATAGATGTAGCGGTTACATCTAGCGCAAGTTCGGTTGTGACATATACCCTTTCTGATACCTTCTCAAAATATGATGAGTATTATGCAGTCACCATATATGAAAAAAATGGTGCAAATCGTGGAGATGTTGTTGTAGAAGATAATTTAGAGATTGTTCGTCCGTATGTTGATCCAAATACTCTTGGGACTACGGCTACAGAAATTGCAGAGTATACAGAGCATGAGGCACTGGCTCGTCAAATCATAGATGCCTATGTTCCAGATGGATTCTATTTTACTACAGAGTGGGTTCAAAATGTAGGTCAAGGCACAGACTATATGCCACTTTGGATGCGTGGATATAAGATTCTTAAAGTTTATGAGAATGCTGAAAAAGTATATGATGTTGATGATGCTGATGGTCCAGCACTTGATGAATACGATTACAGTATTACAAAAGATAAAACGGCTATCATAAAGGATCCAGTCGCTGGTGTGGACAACTGGAACAGAGATGAGCGTAAGCCAGCAAGAATGGCAATGGCAGCATCAGATTCTTTTGATTGGTATGATACTGGAGACAGCGCAAATATTCAAACATTCAGAGGTGGAGTAAGTTTTCCAGAAGGCGCTGATTACATGTTTTATATTGAAGCGGGATATAAAGTAGTACCTAACGATATTAAAGATGCTACCAATATGCTAATTGATGATATTAAATGTGGCAGACTTGATTATTACAAGAGATATGTTGACTCCTATAGAACAGATCAGTTTAATGTTAAATACAATAAGGTCATGCTAGAAGGAACTGGAAATCTTTTAGTAGATAAAATTTTAGATAAATATGTGAATGTGGTAACTCGGCCTGGAGTATTATAATGGTGCTCTGCGAAGATACCGATTTTATATACCCAATGAAGGCTGATGTTTATTATCCAATAATCACACAAGGTGAATATGGTCAGCCAAAAAAAGATTGGGTTTTTGATAAAACCATTGCTTGCAATGCAGAGCCAGTAGGCGGAGATGGTACTGAAAATATCAAAGCAGAATCATTTTTACAGTTGCAAAATAAACTTATGGTAAGAACAAAAAATGATCCAAGAGTATCTTCTCAAAAAGAAAACAATGCTGTTACCAACATTCTTATAACAAATATTAGACACTCAGATGATGAATTAATATATAAAGAAACTGCTGGAGTTAGATCTGGTCGTGCAACAATATATGAAGTTGCTACAGTACAGCCTTTTGTTGGACCATTCAGAACTACAGAATATTATAAGATGATTTGGCGTAGGGCTGAAAATCAGACTGTAGGTGACTAGTGATAGTAACTACTAATACCCGTCACTTTAAAAGAACAATGGATAATATCATAGATTATTCTTATGGTTTTCTTGATGGTGTTCAAGATGGCAAAAAAGTATTCTTAGAAAAATTAGGCAGGGAAGTTATAACAGCCCTAAGTCAGTACATAGACATAAATGCTAAAGCAAACCCTAAAGCCCTTCATCATGTATATGAATGGTATCGTGTTGGTAGTCCAGCAGCCAGGTTATATGATATAGATTTTATTGTTAATAAAAATGGTTTGGCATTGTTTTCTAACTTCAGACAATCACGCTCAATGTCAAATGATGCAAGTGAGCCATTTTTTGACAAAGCAAAAATAATGGAACAGGGTAAGACTGTTGTAATAAAGCCAAAGGGTGGCTCTGTGTTGGCTTTTGAATCTGGTGGAGATACAGTATTTACAAAAAGACCAATTACAGTTAGAAATCCTGGAGGAGATGAAGTCCAAGGATCTTTTGAACAAGTCTTTGATGAATTTATGTTGAAATATTTTAAACAATCATTTATTCGTGCATCTGGTTTATATGATTATATTAAAAAACCAACGGCATTTAAAAAGAACATTCGTGCTGGATCTAAGGCTGGTAGGCCAAAAGGTGTTAGTACTGGCTTTAGTTGGATAGCAAATGCAAGAATTGGGGTAGAATAGTAAAATGACCTACGAAATAAAAACAACAGGTTTTGCTCCAACATATATAAATAACTATGTTAATGAGCAACTTTCACTGTTTGGCCTAATTGCTACTGGTCCTACAGAGCCAAACCAGGCTGGATTTAATCCTATGGTTCCTGCACAGTATCCAACTAGCATAGAAGACCTTTACAACGATACTATATCTATTCAGCAAGTTGAATCCCCGATCTTAATTGTTTATGACAGAATGATGAGATTTAGACCAACTCCTTTCTACCGTCGCAAAAGAGAGCAGTTGATATATTTTATATACTCGTCAGATGTAGCAAAACTAATAAACTCTGTAAGAATTATTACAGATGCCTTGGATCGTGAGGATGCAGCAGCCCAAGACGTTAACGCCTTCTCAGCAGGAAATGCAACTGCCTCAAATCCAGCCAATGTATATTTTCATAATATAAGGGTCTATCAGGTAGATGAGAGCAGGGACGTTGCAGAGTTGGCTTCAGCCAGGACCCTGTTTGTAAACAAGGTTATTGTTGAGTATGACTATCATATTAAAGATACCATCTCTATAAATG